CCTCATCCAAGTTTGGATCACTGTGTAATCCGCGCTCGACTTCAAGCTGGCCGCCAGGTCGATAGTCTGGAACACCAGGCCCGCGTCCGCCGGGACATCGTGCGCGAATCCCTCGGCGCGCAGCTCGATGACCTTCTGCCCGCCGTCCGCCCAGCGCCAGTAGCGGAACCAATCGGATTTCAAGACCTCGCCGCCGGGCGCTGTGGGTCGCCCCTGGTACATCGCATTAAACCAGTAGGAGCCGACAACGCCCCGCGTTCTCTCCAGGGCTTCGGCGCTGTATCGTTCAGGCCATAGCGCCGCGCCGGGCTTGCGGTCCAGCGGGTCGTCGTCCCCGGCGAGGGCGGGCAGGTTGATAACTTCCCAGGGTTCGCCGCCGTCCCTCGATTCGGCGATCAGGCGGCCCGCCAGGTCGTCCTCATGCCAGCGCGTCATGACGATGATGACGCGCCCGCCGGGTTCGAGGCGGGTGTAGAGCGTGGATGCAAACCAATCGAACTGCTTATCCCTGAGCGTGGGAGACATCGCATCGGATGAGTTTCGGATAAGATCATCGCACACGCAGATGTCAAAGCGTTTCCCGGTTATCGCGCCGCCTGAGCCAGCGGTCAGCATCTTCCCCTTGGTCCCCTGGACCTGCCACCAGTCGGCCCGGCTTACCTTCGGATCAGGCTGTACGCCGAAAACCTGGGGGCCGTACATCGCCAGGGTGTCCCGGCATTGGCGACCCCAGCCCGCCGCGAAGTTCGCCTCGTAGCTGGTGAGCAGGATCGACAGCTCGGGGAACCGGCCCAGCATCCAGACGATGCCATAGTGCGATGTCAGGGTACTTTTACCATGACCCGGCGGCATCGACACGATGAGCCGCTGCGTCCTGCCCGTGGCGATGTCCATCAGGCGTTCAGTCAGTAGGCGCAGATGGGGGGTCAGGCTCCAGCGGTTGTTCGTGCAAAGCATCGCCAGGCCCGCCGGAGTCTCCGCCGCCAGTCGTAACCACTCTGAGCGCGTCAAGGTATTTGCGGCGCTCTCCGCTATCGTTGAGGATGAGGGCGTTGATGTTTCCATTGATGGGAGTCTCGATATTGGTTTCCAGCCGATGCACCACGGGGACATCGATCCCCATCAGCCGGGCCCGGCGTTCCATGATCTTAAGCAGTCGGTCGATCTTCGAGTTCAGCCGCTTGACTCGCGCCGACTCCCGGCGATCCTGATCGTTGATGCGCTCCTCCTCGTCCTCGATGGACTCGCAGGCGGTCGCCGGTTCCAGGTCGTCGTCGGTCGGCCACAGGTGAGAGGCCAGGCGGTCGAGCCTCCACGCCTCGACCTGGCGCAGCTCGTCGCATGGCTCTTGTAACATATTGCGGAGGGCGCGCTGGACTACGGCGCGGGGCGATGTGTGCCGCTTCCAGCCCAGGGCATCGGCGATGTGTTGATAGGTATGTCCACGCAGGCGAAGCTCGACAGCCGCCGCAGCGCGGGCGGTCAGCTCCGGGTCGAGGGTTGGATTATTCACCAGGGGGCGGCCCTTCCTGCGCGGTATGCGGATCGGCTTGTCCACGCCGGGCAGGTCGCCGTTCGCCGTCATCGCCTCCAGGTCGGCGGTCAGCGACTCGCCGGGCGCGGGGGCCTGGTCGCTGGGATTGTTTTCCGCCAAGGGTTGATCGTTGTCGTTTTTTTCCCCCATCAGGAGGTGAAGCCCCACAGGTTTACATAAGTTTCAGAAAAGCTCCCCGCGCCCGTAGCTGTGATGCTGCATGGGTTCCCCTCGGTGATCTGGATCGGGCTGGCGAAGGAATGAACGATAGCCTGCCCCGATGGTGCATCATCCGCGATATCCTGGTTTGCGGTCCTGAAGGTGATGATAGCCCCGGTGTCATCCTTGATCTCGATCTTTACAGCCCCCGCTGTCCCGCCTGCGTCATTACTCGACACCGCAAAACCCGCGATGTAGTGCGACTTGTTAGACTCCGCGGCATGGGTTGCAAGCGCCGCGCTCGCTCCGCTTGACTCCGCCGACTCCGTCCAGGTAGAGAGGAACGCGGAGAGCTGCCCCTGTAGTTTTTCCAATGCCATGATCTGATCCTTTGTTTTTGAGCTGTTGAACTATGCGGAAAGAATAACGCCGACAGGCGGGGGGGTCAATATATCCAGGAAACGGCCCTGGGGGTTTCGGCCCCGCAGAATGTTACCTTCTCCCGCGCCCTGGTCATGCCGACATAGAAAAGCCGCGTCAAGCTGTCCGGGTCGAGCCTCGATTGTGAATCCCCCTCCATGCTGAGATCGGGGAACAGGTAGACAGAATCCGCGCTCCCGCCTTTTACGCTGTGGATGGTCCCTGCCACCAGGCGCGGAGTCTCGCGCAGAGCCTTCCCGCCGCCCCTCCCCTGGACCTTCAGGGCCATCCGCATCGCCGCCTTGTAATGAGTCTTTAGTATATTCTCGCGCATAAATTCGGGATCGCCCTTCTCGATCTGGGTGATGAGGTTCTGGGCCGCGACAAGGTTTGATTGCGTGAAAATGTCCGCTATCGTCTGGAGGTCCACAAGTTCATCCGCGCCCTTGCCTTTGATCACTCGCTTGATGCTTTCCTTCGAGCCTCTGAGCATCCCGATCTTTTTAGAGTCAATAACCTCGACCCATCGCCAAAGCTCCCGCCAGGTCCACAGGCGGGGATCTTCCCACGTTTTCGGATCGGGCCGCAGGTATGAGGCCAGGCGGAAGCCCGCGCCCTTGTGGACTCGCAAGGTATTCCATCGCCCGTCCTGTCTACGGTAGGGGTTATGAAACGGAACCCCGGCCCCCTTGAATTTCTCCAGCAGCGGGGAGAGCATATAGGCGCAGGAGGACAGGACCATCACGCTCATCCCCTCGTCTAAATCTTCGCAGACCGCCCGCAGAACAGGATGGGGGTTTTTATATGTCAGGCTGTGATCGAGCTTTACGATGCCGCCCTCCCTCCTGGCCTTGTACTCCTTCGGCTCCCTGTGAGAAACGCGGCTGATCCATCTTTCCGCGTAGTCCTTGATCTTCGAGGGCAGGCGGTAGCTTTCCCGCAAGAATTTTTTATGCTCAGGATCTACAGGTGGGAGAAGAAACGCATCCGGGGTAGCGCCCCGGAACCCGTAGATGCTCTGGTCGTCGTCCCCTGCCATGATCGTTTGCTTCATTTTCTGGCCCCACTTACGGACCAGGGCCAGCTCCAGGGCGGAAAAGTCCTGCACCTCGTCGAAGAAGCCCACGGAGGGACAGCCGGGCGCGTAGGCCACATCCTCCAGGGACTTCTCGATCAGGTCGGTAAAGTCCATATACCCGGTTTCCGCCTTCCAATCCTCCCAGGCGGTCGCCGCAGCCTTTACTCCGTAAGGCCAATTATCACGATCAACCATCTGGGATCTGCACAGGTGATAGCGCAGGAGCGGCTTTCCGTCTATAGACTGCGCCAGCGGGTCGTCCCCTTCCCCTCTAACCTTGCGCCTCAAGCTGGGATTCTTCCCCGCGATGTATTTGTTCCACTCCTTGATGTGGGCCGATGTCTCCGCGAGTTCAGGCTGGCCCAGGGCGCGATAACAGAAAGAATGGAGCGTCCCGACCCGTTTATCCATGCCTGGGATCTCCGTTCGGCTGGCTATTTCATGCGCCGCCGACCGGGTAAAAGACACGACCAGGAGATCGTCGGGCGTGTATTTGTCAGATGCCCGTGTGATGCTGTTAGACAGGTAATGGGTCTTACCCGTTCCAGGCGGACCAAAGACTCGAAACTCCCCTCGCGGCTCTTTATTCATCCCATCTCCTATTTAACTATTTTTATTATATACACTTAAGAGAACGAAAAAGGACGACACCCCCCCCATCTTCCTCTGTTTTCTTCTGTCTGACATTGTCTGACATTGTCAAACCCCTAAACCCTTCCCCCTCTTGTGTTTCCTGCTTTTGTTATACAGTTTGACAGTAAGTCAGAGTTTTTCACGATCCCCCAAAGTAAAAAAACCTCCTCTATAGGGGAAACATCCTTACACGCCGGGGAAGTCCTCCAGCGGCGCGGCCCAGTAGCTGGTCCCGATGACCTTCCCCTCTATCCTGGCTCCTACCTTCTCCCGTGTGAACCCGGACAACCCCAGCATCTGTGTTATATCGGCGATGCTCATCCGTGTCCCTTCCCTCATCAGCATCTCGCGGATCTTCGGCGCACTAACAAAGATGCGCCCCTTGCGTTTAAACGGCGACCGGCTGGGCAGCGCCATCGCCCAGCCCTCATCCCCGGTGTCCTCGAACGGAACGGCCCAGGTATTGCACAATCGCTCGACCCATTCGCGGACCTCGTCGCGGTAGTTCCCCGCATCCTCGTTCCTGATCTTCTTCACTCGCATCAGGTTCTTGAGTATATTTTCCCACCTGGCCCGCGTAACGCTGGACGGTATAACCATCCCGAAATGGAGGATGAACAGGTCGCGCAGCCCCTGGACGCTGCGAAGCTCCCGCACCGATCCGATGGGTACAACGTCCAGCGATCCGCCGCCCGTGTCCACCTCCAGCCAGAACCGGGCATCCTGCTTTCCATGCTGATAGAACCCGATGATGGCGTATCCCAGCTCATGCAGCCCAAGCATCGTCCCCAGGTTCTTAAGCACATCATCCTCGCCCGCGTTGATCTCCTCCTCCAGGGTAACAGACGCGGCGCTCATGTTGTTGTCGTTCTCCGCCCGCAGGATTGTATGTAACAGATACCAGTCGCGCCGATCCAGCTTGAGGTCCATCGAGTACGTCCGCCGAAAAGCGATGATCAGATCGACCACCTCCTGGACGCTCCATCCCGCGTTCAGCGTGATGGCGGCGAGGCTGAAACAATACGCCGATGGGCTGTCATCCTTGAAGTCGGGCCGGTTATGCGCCCAGGTTCGGGCGAACTTCGCCGACATAGCGCACAGCCCCCGGACCTTCTCCTGGTCGGGCGTGGCGTTCGGGTCGAACTTGATAGCCTCCAGGAGTGCCTCGTAACGCTCCTGTGTCCGCGCAGAGGCCGCCGGGCGCACCTGTTGGCCCCTTGTGTCGCCCGTCCCCTCCAATCGCCTTAGAAGCGACCCCACGGCCTCTCCGCCGTTCGCTATATCGAGGCCGTACCGCCTGATCTGCCAGCCGGTCATCACGAAAAAGCGCCCCCGGTCGTAGACTTCCAGGCCCCCGCGCCTGTGCCTGCACCCATCGGGCAGCGCGCCACGCAGGATCGCATGAGCGCCCCGGCGCGACTGGCTCATCTCGCTGTAGGTTTTCAGCTCCCCCAGGATCTCCAGCGCCTCGTCGTTGAGCTTCCCCGACTCCTCATCGGCGCAGTTGTCGAGGTCAACCCCGACCAGGCCCGCGCCCTCGCTGAACACGAACCCGACCCCGGACGCGCCCGCGCCCTCATCCCAGTAGCTGATCGCATCGTCGAACGATGCCCAGGTCGCCGGGTCGTTGGTCTTCGCCCCGCGCCCCGTGGCTATATTGATGGGGATCTTCGTGGTTTTCCCATCCCTGGCCTCGGCGCGCCAGGCGACCCACTGGGCGATGTCCCGCATCTCCTGCGGAATTTTTAGAAAGTCCTCGACCGTGAAATGTTCCGCCGTTCTCTCCATCATCTGTTCTCCACCTGTCCACTAAACCAACACCGAAGAAAAAGATGGAGAGGGATGGTCAACCACTACCATCCCTCCCCGGTTGCACCCTGCGGCGAGACAGGAGCCGCCCGGCCTGTCATGAGCAGAAGGCCGGGCCAGCGGCTCCGCGCCGGTCATCGGGCGCGCCGCATTCAGTCCGCCGCCTCCTGCGTGGCAGCGGACGCGTCCCTCGACAGCGAGGGCGCGATGTCCTCCTGGTAGAGTTTCATCCGATCCGTCTGCTCAGGAGACAGCGGCGCGACCCGGCGCGCCACTACGCGGGAATAATTCCCGCTGTTCCCCTTCGCCTTCTCCAGCTTCAGCCCTGTAATCGCTCCCCAGTACGGCGCGGAAGCGTTCAGCAACGCCAGGAGATAGCGGTCGATGTTCTGTAGACTCGAAGGCGGGATCATGACGACCATCGGGAGAATAGAGTCGGGCCGCAGGATATACAACGCCCGCTTGAGGGTGCAGGCTTGCCCCTTGCCGCCCTTCGGGTCGCTGCCCCATTGAGACATCGGGCAGGTTATACAGTCCCGCGACTCGGCGGGCTGGTCGGCCTGGATCGCCCCGATGCCTGTAAGCGCGTCATCGCTTCTGCACAATGGCGGCTCCCCGTTGATCTCAGCATCGGGCCAGTAGGCGCGCATCTGTTTCTGGTGAACGATCACGCCCTCGATCTCGTCGATCTTCTCGACCCCGTCGAGGCTTTCGATCTCCCAGGTCGTCCCGCCCCCGGCGGGTATCGGTGCGCGTACCAGGTCCGCCGCTGTGAGGGTGCGCCCCGCGAGGTTCCCCTGCAACAGCGCGGACAGCTCCGCCGCGTCCTGCTTGAAGATGGAAAACTCTAAATCGTTACCGCCGTTCGTGGATTTAACCAACGCCTGGGCGGGTTGCTCGGTTTTCTTCTTTGCTGGCATCTCGCCAATCTCCTTTTGTTCGGTCATCGTCCCGCCTTCGCGCCGCCCGCGTGGGCCGCCTTGTTCGAGACTCCAACCCTGGTTACATTGTAAACGCTCAGTAACGCCCGGAGCGCCTCGGGCAGACAGTCGGCGGGATCTGTTATTGTCTCTCCTTCCTCGTTCCGCCTGGTCAGTTCTTCACGAATCCATGATTTTATTTTTCCCACGCTGTAGGAGTGGACCGCCGCCTCGATCTCGCAGGAGTCGAGCGCCGCCAGCAGCGCCCCGGTGTCCGCGTCCTTCTGCTTGTGGGCCTTCAGGTCCTGGCGCAGGTAAACAGTCGCGCCGCCGTCGAGCTTGATGTTCCTCACGCCGTCCCCGATCATCGCCTCGACCAGGACCCCCTCCAGCGCCTCGCGCTGCTCCTTCAGGTCTTTGACCTGTCTCTCCAGGCGGTCGCGTTCGATATCGATCTCGACGATCTGATGCGCGATGGTCCCCTTGGGGCTGCCGCCCACAGGGATCGGCGCGGCCTCCATCGGCGTGGGCATCTCGATGACTTTCCCCTGGGCCTTCTTCTTCTTCGAGGCGGTCGGCTTCTTCGTCCCGTTGCGCCCGCGCTTCTTCGTTACCTTATGCCGCCGCGCCTTCGCCCTGGCCTTTTTCTTTTTCGTTTTGGTAGCCATCTGTTTTCTCCTTATGGGTTAGAGGTTGCCGCCGCGCTGTGGGTCGTAAATGGAAAGAGAAGATGCGGGGGACGCTGGGGCGGGATTGGTGAAGTTGAAATGAAGAACAACGCGGCGGCCTCCTATGATTTCTGAACAACCGGGGACAGCTCCCCGATGACTGCTTCGATTACTTTTTCTTTTTTCGCGAGGGCTTTGTATATCGCCTCGTCGATGGTCTGCTTCCCGACAAGCTGGATGAAGGTCACGGGCCGATCCTGCCCCGGCCTGTGCAGACGCGCCCGGCTTTGCAGGTAATCCCCCAGGCTATGCGATGGGCTGTAGTAAATCCCATAGCGCGCCCGCGTGAGGTCGATGCCCAGTCCCCCGGCCTGGATCTGAATCCCCGCGATGTCGCCCTGCTCCTCGGTCCATCGCCCCGTGTCGATGTCCTTACGGCTCCCTGAAACCTCGCAATACTTGCGGCCCAGGCTGTCGGCGATCCGTTGAACAGTCGCCAGGTCATGCCGAAATTTACAGAACACGGCGGCGGGTTCGTCGATCCCTTCGAGTATGTCGCGCAGCGCGTCCGCCTTCGACGTGCCGATCTGCTCCACCTGCTCAAACTCCGACGAGGGGATCGGCAGGTAGCCGCTTGTTATTTGCTGGAGCCTGATGATCTTCGCCAGGGCATTAGAGGCGCTGATATGTTCCCCGGCCTCCTCCAGCCACGCGACGAACTCCGACTCCATCCCCATGTAGGCGCGGTATTCCTTGGTGGACAGCTCGACCGGGTGCGCGATGTCCTGGGTCGGCGGCAGGTCCAGCACATCGGCGGCCTTACATGAGAAGGTAATGCGGTCCATCATCCCGGCCAGCTTGTCGAGGTTGCGATGCGCGACGACCTGCTTATCCTGGAAGCCGCCCATCGTGGCGAACTCGCCGCGAAACTTTGCGAAGCTGGAGCCGAACAAGCCGACATCGAGGAAGCGGAAGATCCCATATACATCGAGCGGCGAGTGAGGCATCGGCGTTCCGGTGAGCGCCAGCCGCCGATGCGAACACGCAGGCAACCGGGCGCAGAACCTGGACACCTTCGACCCCGGACTCTTGATCTTGTGGGCCTCGTCGAGAACGACCCATCCCCAGTCCTGCGACAGCACCCAGGT